CTGATTGTACACGCCCCACTGCGCCAGCTTGACCACTTGATCCAAGCGATCCTGCCGCACCTTGCCGTTGGCCTTGTACTCCACGATCAGGGCCGGAACCTCTACTTCGCCGTGTTCGTCCTTGAGAATGAACTCGGTGGCCAGTCCTTCGGAAACGGTGGGGACGGCCACATAGCCGTCCGGCATATCCGGCGTCGGCGCTCCCGCATCACCACTCTCGGCAGTCTCCGAATCCGCTGACGCAACGGCAGCGTCAGCCACATCGGCTTCAGCCTCGGCATCCACAGACGCTTCGGCAGCACGCGATTCGGCTTCGGGAGTGGCATCCTGAACAGTGGACTGGGGTACGGGGAGCGCCGCAGAGACAGCTTCGTCAATCGCGGAGCTAACGTCCATCGGAACGGTCATAACAATCCTATTGCTGACGGGATAAGATGTCCGCTTGGCGTGCGGCAACTTCCGCTTCAGGGATGCCTGCTAATGTCTGTTGCATTAGCGGGGCGACCCCAATCGGGGGATTGTTCGCGGCCAAGGGCAACTGGCCCGTGGGGATGGGAGGCACGCTGGCAGCGGGAGGTCCGCTTTGTACGCCGGGGCCAGCCCCCGGAGCGGGAGGCACCATGCCGCCCTGCTTTTGCATCGCCTGATTCGCCAAGGCGGTCCACCGTTCTTGGGCTTGGGCGACAATCTCTGGACTCAGATCGTCCTGTAGCAGAATCTCCCGCTCCAGTACGTCTTGGTGAATGGACTCGTTATCCTGCCAGCGCATCTCGGGCGGCATCGTGCCCATGCGGAACGCATCGGCCACGCGCTTGGCTCGCGCTTCTTGATCTTCGTCGGGCGACTGAATATCTCGCGCCACGGCGAACATCTGCCGACGCCGGTATTCCTTGAGGTCGATCACGCCGGACTGGAGCCAGTTGTCGAGCAGGTACATCCGGAACGCCATTGGCATCGGCATCATCGACGCCTGCTCCACGCGCACATCCGACTGCCCATCAAAGTCCGACGCACTGACGGCTCGCGCCAGATCGGGGCGTCCCTTGCCCACGGCGCCCAGTGCGCGAGGCACGTCGTAGCCCCACGCCATCCCCGCCAGTGTGACCTTGGCCCAGTCGGTAAAGGCGTTGGCCATCGCGGCCACCACCGGACTGAACACGCGCTCTAGCTGTTCACGGGTGGCAATGATGGCACGGCCCGACTCGCCAGTGGTCTGGCCTCGGCTGACTTGGTTCCAGCCGCTGGCGTTCTCAAACGCCTGTCGCTCCAGCGCCAACGCTTCCTTCACATCGTTGCCGACGCTGAACCCGTTGACCGGCTGGATAGAGTCGCCCATGCTGCCAGCACCACGCACTTCGATCATGGAGGTCACGCCGCCCATGAACGTCTCGGTGGCAATCGCGTTGGGGCGCGTGAGGAACCGGCCTCCCGCATTGACGCGGATGTTTTCGATCCACTTAGACAGCAGCGCATTGACGCGCATCTGGTGGTCGATCCACTGCTCCATGATCGGGCGGGGGTAGTACGACGGGTCGCTGGACCCATCGCGTACCGGCACCACCGGGATCACCCCCCAGAGCAGCGGGGCTGGGCCAAACACGACTTCGTCTCCGACCACCACCATCTGAAGTCCTTCGGGAAGGACATCGGGATGGGGCGCCAGATAGACCGTGAAGCGTTCCGTCACTTCCTCGTCTCGGAGTCGCTGCCCCTCGCCAATCGTTGTCTGCGTCAACACCCACGCGCCCATGCCTTCGGAGCCGCTGTAGGTTGGCGTGTTGCCGGTCTGCAAGCTGGAGGCGCTGGCGTCCAATCCCGTCAGGCCGTAGCGGAACGCGGCCTCCTGCTTGGCGATCACCTCGCGGATCACGACCCAATGCGGCGCCTGCGTCGCGGTCGCGTTAGGCGACACGCGCACCTGCTCCACACGCAACGTCTGACAGCCGATGTCGCCCAATGGCTTGCGTTGTCCGGGCCGTTCGCCAAGGCGCTCATCCCACGGACCACGATCCGGGTCCCAGTGCATGTGCCAAAAGCTCAGGCCGTCCGTCTGCGCCCAGAATCCCGCCTCTCGGGCCAC